GTACCTCCAGTTTATAGAAAAGGTAAGACAATTGTCTTACACAATCTACGGCCTGAGAGTTACCACTTAATGCGGCTTTGATCGCAGAACCCAGAAAAATGGGTATCTGTAATTCAGAATTTGCAGAGACAGCAACTAAATGTTCTGTTTCACTGCTCTGAGAGTAATGCCATAAGGATGTTTCAAATCCCTCAGGCGCTACCCACTCTGCTAATGCAAAGTATCGATCAAGTGCCTTACCGATCCTCGGTAAAACTACCGTTAAGAAGGATATACCCTCGTGATCGACTCGATCAATAAAGCTATCAATATCAGCCTTATTAATCCAAGTCGAGTAGCGTTGGTTATTCGCTAGGTTCATCCAAAAAAGATGAAGGCTTTTCAGATTGCCAGTGATAATCATTGACACATCTCCAAGAAGCATCCCTAGGGAACTCCAAGTGCAATCACTTATCAAGCACCGCATAGCGCATGAGAAGCCGCTACTAAACAGATCCACAGCGAATTAAACTTCGCTGTTCAAGATCTTCGTCCAGTTGGCATTTGATCCACCTTCTATGATGAAGTCAACAAGCTTGTTGGCCTCTTCTATACAGATGGCATTTGTCAACGCCGTGCTCGGTGGGCGAACCTGAACCACATAAGTGGAAACGGTCGCAGCCACCCCGTACGCATCGACCTCAGTTCGATCGAGGCGGACAAGATGTCTTGCCTCACCACTTTTCCCCGTCTCGTGAGAGACAGTCAGAAGTTTCTCTGCAGGCGGTGTAATACCGGCCACAGAATATTCTGATTTATTCAGATCTGCTGCACGCAAATCGAACGCAGAAACGTTCGTATCTACGTCAGTAGCTGAATCTTTGGAAAGTGACAGTGAAGTACCTAGAGACATGTGATGCTCCTCCCCAAGAGGGGGGTAAGGCAACTCTCATAATGAGGGCTGCTGATTAACCGCATCGCTGCGGAGTAGTGACGTAGGCTAATTCCAAAAGGATAAGGCCCACGCATACCATGATAGGTCTAAATGAATCACTTAGAACCTAAAACGGTGGCTAAGCTGACCAAATTGACCAGCTGGTTAAAGGATGGTTTTCTCCAACCCAATCCGCTTAAGGTAGCGGCATCGGGAAGGAATGGCTGCCTGTCGAAATATTCGGAGGCAGACACGCAACCATCCATCACTTCTATCGAGGTCGAATCAGTCGGATACCCGGAAGGGTTAGCCGACATACGACTTTCGACTTTAAGTACTTCTTTGTAGGACACCGAAGCATCCAAACAATGAACCGGCAATTCCAATG